GTCATTGTTCAATGTGAAGGCACCTGCAGATGGACTGTAGATAATCAAACTTACGAATTAGAACAAGGTGATATTATTTACATACCTATAGGGGTGGAACATCATTGTGTGCCGTTAAGTAGAAGACTTTCTTTAAGCTTTCCTTTTTGGTTTGAATAAGCTACAACATCGTAATGGATATTGATACAATTTCACTTGTTCAAAATAAAATAAAAATTGAAATCGACAAGCTTAAAGAACACGCTATATATGGTGTTGACACTATGGAGAAGCTACAATATATTAGGGGGCAAATCAGATCACTAGAGGATCTGCAACAGGATCTTAAAGACCTGCTGAAAACAACGGAGTAACAAATGAACAAGTCCACGGAGACACCGAAACGGACTGAAGCTTTGCTAGATGCCTACAAGGCAAAAGAAGAAGTCGAAACAGTCCTAGATCCAAATGCGATCGAAAAATCAACGTTAGATAAGTTACCTACACCAACTGGTTACAGAATTTTGGTATTGCCTTATGCAGGCCCAAAAAAAACTAAAGGTGGAATATATTTATCTGACACAACACAAGAAACAATACAGATGACAACAGTCTGTGGTCTTGTGCTAAAAATGGGAGATCTTTGTTATCATGACAAAGATAAATTTCCAAAAGGACCTTGGTGCAAACTAAATGATTGGGTAATTTTTAGTAGGTACGCAGGTTCAAGATTCAAAATAGAAGGTGGTGAAGTAAGAGTATTGAATGATGATGAAATTATTTCAACTATATCTGATCCACAAGATATTTTGCACCATTATTAAGGAGGACAAATGGCTGAAGAAAATAAAAATCCAGAAGTTGAATTAGATACTGATGGCGTAAAAGAAGAAACAATACAAGTTGAACAACCAGAGGAAAAATCAACTGCCTTTGAACAAAAGGAAGAAGTTGACCTAGGTTATACTGATGTATCAGGTCAAAAGAAAACTGCAAAAGAACTTTTGCAGGAGACTAAAGAAGCTGAGAAACCAGTTGAGGAAACAAAACCTAAATTTGAACAAAAGGAAGAATCAGAGCCTTCTGATTTAGAAGATTATTCTGAAAAAGTTCAAAAAAGAATAAAAAAATTAACTTTTCAAATCAAAGAAGCTGAACGTAGAGAAAGAGCTGCTGTTGATTATGCGAAAGGTTTAAAATCAAAGTATGAGTCTGCTCAAAGTAAATTTGAGGAAACTGATACTAACTATCTCAAAGAGTATAACGCAAGAATTGATGCAGAAAGAGAAAAAGCAAAAAATGCTTTGAAAGCTGCATACGATCAGCAAGATACTGACGCTATTTTGGAAGCACAAGATAATCTTACAAAATTAGCAGTTGAGAAAGAAAAAGTTTCTATGACTTTGGAGGAGAAGGAGTCAAAGAAAAAAGAACAGGAATCACAACCCGTTGAAGATAAAAATCTCAACAATAATCCTGATTTACAACCAAAAATTAGTCAGAGAGCTCAAGCTTGGGCTGAAGACAATGAGTGGTTTGGATCAGATAGAGTGTTGACATCTGCAGCTATGGGAATACATGAAGACCTTTTGCAGGAGGGAATTGACGCGGAGAGTGAGGACTACTATAATCAAATCAACAAACGTATGAAGGAGTATTTCCCTCAGAAATTTGCCCAAGAAACGACTGAAGTCAAGGCTAAGGAACCCGTCCAGAACGTAGCCTCTGTGAGTCGTAGATCGGGTGGACGCAAGTCTGTGAAACTCACCAAATCACAGGTAGTTATCGCTAAGAAATTAGGGGTGCCACTAGAGGAATACGCAAAATACGTGAAGGAAGGAGCATAATATGTCAAATGTAAAAACTTCACGCGAGTCTAGTACGAGAGAAAAATTAACTCGTAAAAAAGATTGGACTCCACCATCCAGTTTGGATGCGCCAGCTGCACCGCAAGGTTATGCGCACAGGTGGATTAGGGTTTCAACCGCTGGTTTTGAAGATCCAGGTAATGTATCTAAAAAACTTAGAGAAGGTTGGGAATTCGTTAAAGCCGAAACCATTTTAAGTGAGATCGGTGAAAATGATTACCCTGTAATCCATGAAGGAAAACATGCTGGTTTAATCGGAATTGGTGGCCTTGTGTTGGCAAGGATACCGGAGGAGATTTTGAAAAGTCGTGCTGAGTATTTTAGAAGAATAACTCAAGACAGAACAGACGCGATAGATCGAGATCTTATGAAGGAACAGCACCCGGACATGCCGATCAATATTGATAGGCAGTCTAGAGTTACCTTTGGTGGTAGTCGTAAAAAATAATTTTTTTGCATTACCTACCCGAGATAGCTTGGATTAATAAAAACAATAAACGGAGAAAACAACTATGGCAAACGTAAGTGAAAAGTTCGGTCTTAGACCTTACAGAAAACTAGACGGTACACCATTAGTAGGAGCCCAAAATAGATACACGATTGCAAGTGGTCACACGACTGCAATTTATCAAGGTGATATGGTTATTCCATTAGCTGCAGGTAATATTGACAGACACACTGCTGGCAATGCAACAGCTATTGTGGGTGTTTTTAACGGATGTTTCTATACAGATCCAACTACTCAAAAGCCAACGTACAGAAATTACTACCCTGGCTCAATCGCAGCAAGTGACATTACGGCATTTGTTGTAGATGACCCAGATGCAGTGTTTCTAATAGACGCTGATGCGGCTTTTACTAGAGCAGGTCTGTTTGCTAACTATTCGGTTACAAACACTACTGGTGTAACACAGACAGGATTATCAAAAGTTCAGTTAGATGTGTCAACTGCAGCTACTGCAAACACATTTGCTGTTCAAGCAATTGATATTTCGCAAGATCCAGACAACTCGGATACTTCGACATCAAATGCAAATATTCTTGTCAGAATCAACAACCACTTCTACAGAAGTGGCGTAGGCGTATAATAAAGGAGAATAACTATGGCAATATCACGTAGTCAACTAGTTAAAGAACTAGAGCCAGGTTTGAATGCTTTATTCGGCCTGGAATATAGTAGATATGAAAATCAGCATGCTGAAATCTTTTCTACTGAAACATCTGACAGAGCTTTTGAAGAAGAAGTAATGTTAAGCGGTTTTGCTTCTGCACCAGTTAAACAAGAAGGTGCTGGAGTAGTGTTTGATCAAGCAGGTGAAACTTTCACAGCAAGATACAACCACGAAACAATCGCATTAGCATTCTCAATAACTGAGGAAGCAATCGAAGATAACCTATATGATCGATTAGCAGGAAGATACACAAGAGCTCTTGCTAGATCTATGGCAAATACGAAGCAAGTTAAAGCTGCAAACGTATTGAACAACGCGCAAGTAACAACTGTTACTGGTGGTGACGGAGTATCGTTAATTAACAGCTCTCACCCATTAGCAACTGGTGGTACTTTCTCAAACGTTCTTGCAACTGCTGCAGACCTTAACGAAACTTCACTAGAACAGTCATTGATTGACATTGCAGGATTTGTAGACGAAAGAGGTCTAAAAATTGCTGCTTCTGGTAGAAAAATGATAATTCCAAAAGAATTACAATTTACTGCTGAGAGAATCATGAAGTCTCCAATGAGAGTTGGAACAGCTGATAATGACATCAATGCTATCGCTAACATGGGTATGGTACCAGAAGGTTACAGAGTTAATAACTTTTTAACTGACACTGATTCATACTTCTTATTGACTGATATACCTAATGGACTAAAAATGTTCGTTAGATCACCAATCAAAACAGCGATGGAAGGTGACTTCGATACTGGTAACATGAGATTTAAAGCTAGAGAAAGATACTCTTTTGGATTCTCTGATCCAAGATGTATTTTTGGTAACGGAAATTTACCAACTAGTTAATAGATACTAATCAGTATTTACAATTAGGGGCGGTGTTTTACATCGCCCCTTTTTTTATGTATAATATAACCACCTAGATTAAAAATAACTTGTAGACTGACTAGGCAGACGGTATAGAGGCTACAGGTTTAAAGCTATACATAGGAGGATATTATGGCAAATACTACATTTTCGGGACCGGTTCGTTCGGAAGCGGGATTCCAACATGTAACAAAAAACGCAACCACTGGTGCGTTTACAACTAACTACCTAAACGTTAAATTTGATTTTACTGGTATGTCTACAGCTGCAGTTGCTGCAGGTGCAGGAGTTTCTTTACCAGCAGATCAAGTCAGCACGGTAAACTTTACAGGCGCAGCAGCTTGTTCAATGGTTTTACCAGCAGCTACAGTAGGAACTAGAGTAGCTTACGTTCAAAGCGTAGATACAACTGGAGGAACTAACACTTTAACTTTTGATGCACTAGGAACTGATGCGTGGGTTACTGGTTCTTTAATAGAAACAAGAACAGCCGATGCAGTTACTTTCGATACATCAACAGCAGGCGAAGGTCAGTTAGTTTTCACTGCAGCCAATGCAACTACAAACTTTTTCACAATTGGAAGTGTATTATACTTCTCTTGTACACAAAAAGGTTTATGGCATATCGGACTTGATTCAGCTAAAGATCCTTTAGCTGTTAAAGGTGCGTTTGCATTCGCAGCGTAATAATAAATTAGTGGCTCCTTCGGGAGCCACATACTAGGAGAACTTATGGCTTTTAAAAGTGATATACAAGCAACTAGATCAACAGCAGCAGCTGGAGCTTCAGCTGTTATTGCTCAAAACGTTAGACTAAGAGGTATTATAATTGCTTCTGATGGCGTTGGCGCAGGTGTTCTAGAGCTTACGACAACATCGAATAGTGGTACTACTTTGTTCATAGGTGATGTTCCAAGTGGAGATGTAATTAACTTTACGTTTCCTGAAGATGGAATCTTATTTCCTGCAGGTGTTTTTTGTAAAACAAAAACAAATATTGCAGCGTACACTTTGTTAACAGATAAATATTCAGGTCCTAATTTAGAAGGTCAGAACGGTTAATAAATGAACGGTAGAGATAGAAGTATACCCGGTTACAAAAGGGGGCGAGATGTACAGCCCCCTAAAACTAAAAAATATTTTAGATCTACAAAATCTGGTGCGGGTATGACTGCTGCAGGTGTTGCAAGATACCGAAGAGAAAATCCAGGATCGAAATTAAAAACTGCTGTGACAGGTAAAGTTAAAGCAGGATCAAAAGCAGCAAAGAGACGAAAAAGCTATTGCGCTAGATCGTTGGGTCAGTTAAAAAGAGCTAGTGCGAAAACTAGAAATGATCCTAACTCAAGAATTAGACAGGCTAGGAGAAGATGGAAATGCTAGATGTCATATTTAAACGCTAACATACCACCAATTTATTGTAAGGTAAGGAAGGAGTATCTATATGA